CTTATTCCGTGCGTCCCGTGGTTCAATCCGTATTTTTCTTGACTCGTAACTACTAATCACCAAGCATTTACATGCTTTGTGGTTGTCAAAAAATCTATTTATATAGAACGTTCACTTTTTGTTTAACAACCCGGAGCGCAGACAATGGCCGATGAAACCGACCCGATAGAAACCGCCCGCACTTCGCCGAAAAGCGCCGAATCCGACGGCACCAGGGTCGAGCAGCATTCGCTAAAAGACCAGATCGCCGCCGACCGCTACCAGCGGGAAAAAACCGCGCAGCAATCCGGTTCGCTCGGCGTCAATTTCTTTAAAATGAAACCCGGCGGAGGCTGGTAAGAAATTATGAATCATGAGTTAATAATTGATCAATTAAACCCCCGTGTCTGTCGGCGTCCGTCTGTGTCCGTCCGTGTTTTTTCATTCCAGTTCGAGAGGCCCCCGCATGGACAATATTGTCGTTAAAGAACAAACAAATCCTTATTTCCTCATAGCGGGCGCGGCCCCTCCCCAGCCGCAGCCCCACCCCGTCCGGAACGGCCGACAAACTGCCGTTCCGGACGGTCTTTTGTTAAACGCCTCGTTTGATTCAGCGCAGACCACTACTGATAATATGAACCATTGGGCGGCCGCCGACCGTTTGAGTCCGGACGCCGCCGCGACTCCGGCCGTTCGCCAGACGCTCCGCAACCGGACCCGTTACGAAGCGGGCAACAATCCGCTGGCCAACGGCATGCGCCGGACCGGCGGCAATTACCTGATCCAGCGCGGCCCGACGCTGCAGCTGCTTGCTTATGATAAACGCTGGCAAACCGCCGGGGAAATGATCGAACGCAGTTTCAGCGCCTGGTCCAAACGGACCCGGCTGGCCCGCAAACTCCGGATCGCCAAAAAAGAGAAAATCGCCGCCGGTGAGGGCTTTATCCAGCTGTTTACCAACCCTAAACTTAAACATCAAGTTCAACTCGATCTTATGAATATCGCCGCCGACCGCGTCTATTCGGATAAATTCCTGCCGCAGCATAACGAAATCGACGGCATTTATTTCGACGTCTACGGCAACCCTGAAAAATACATCGTCTATAAAAATCATCCCGGCGGCAATAATCTGCCGCTGCCCGGCGCGGAATACAACGTTATCCCGGCTAAATACATGATCCATCTTCACGGCTACGAACAGGCCGAGGAACACCGCAGCGTACCGGAGCTGACCCCGTCGCTCGGACATTTAGCCGACACCCGCCGCTATGTCGCGGCGGTAATCGCCGCCGCCGAACAGGCCGCCGCGCTGGCGTTGATCCTGCAAACCCAGGGCGTCGGGGTTGAAACGCCCGACGATGTCGCCGCGTTCGCCACTTTCGCCACTGAAAAACGCATGGGTATGGCCCTGCCCTATGGCTGGGAAGCCAAACAAATGACCGCCGAACAGCCGACCGCCACGTTTTCGGATACCACCAACACCATGACCGGGATCGCCGGGCAGGCTCTTTCCATGCCTAAAAATGTCGCCTGCGGCGATTCCAGTGGTTACAACTTCGCCTCCGGCCGCCTTGACCACCTGAAATGGTATGTCGATATCGACGTTGAACGTCAGGACATCGAATTTGACGCGCTCGAAGCAATCACCGATCTCTGGTATGAGGAATACCGCCTTTTGCCGCAATCTCTCGCCCTGCTGCCGTCAAGTCTCGACCTCTACGAGTTGTTCGATGTCCGCTATATCTGGCCGGAACTCCCGCAGGCTGATTTAGTCAAGGCCGCCACCGCCGCCAAAATCGAACTTGAAAGCAATCTTACTTTCCTGCGTGAGGAATACGCCAAACGCGGCAAAGACTTCGACCGCCTCGTCGATCAGGCGCTAATTGATCAGGAAAAAATATCTCAACTAATCCAGGTAGGAAAATCCAATGAAAATTAAAAACTTGAAAAAACTGCTCCCTAATATTCCATTTATTCGTGCCTCCGCTCCGGCTGATAATCAGCTTATTGCGTCTGCCGGTGACTTCATTCAGATTGAAGCCGCCGCCGCCGATTCTGAAAAACTTCCTAAAGTAAAAAGCGGTCAACTCTATTCCGGCGGCACAATCAAGCAGTATTGGAGCCCTTACCCGGTTGTCGTTAATCTGGCCGGAATGAAAATTCCTGAATCCGTGCCGCTGCTGGCGGAACATCGCAACGCCATTGAAGCCCGGCTCGGCGACGTAACGGTAGTTTCAGACGGCAAAACCTTGCAGATCACCGGCGGCGCGATTACCAGCACCGGCAAACTAGCCAAGGAAGTTGTAGCCCAGGCCAAAGCCGGGGCGCAATGGCAGCAGTCAATGGGCGCTGACCCGGAGGGGCGCGAGATAATCCCGGCCGGGCAAACCCTAAAAGCCAACGACCGCGAATTTCCCGGCCCTGTGATGCATGTTTTCGCCAGTACGCTACTGGAAGCAACCATTATCCCGGTCGGAGCCGATAAGCAGACAAATATTGACATTGCCGCAAAATTTAACCCCTCAACAGGAGAAAACCCCATGAATCCAAAAATCAAAGCGTATGTCATCGCCAAATGGAGCCTTGACCCCAACAGCACCGACCAGCAGGTACTTGCCAAGTTGGTCAACCTCAATCTTACCGAAGACAATATCAAAGCCATGATGCCGCCGGAAACCCCCGCCGGTGATAATGGTGAAAAACCCGCCGGAACCGCCCCCGCGCCGGTTCAGGCCGCCGCAGTTGTCGCCGGACAGCCTGCCCCCGCCGCTGGCGCTCCACCGGCCGCGATTCCGTTTCCCGCACCGGTTCAGGCCGCCGCGCCGCTGACCATGGATGAATATAACCGCCTGGAAAGCATCAAGGAAATCTGCAAGGATTATCCAAAAATCCGCGCCGAAGCGATCAATCATAACTGGACTATTGATAAAGTGCAGCTTGAAGTAGTCCGCGCCGGTCGGCCCGACCCCGGCCTCAACATCATTGTCCCGCGGGAAAACCGCGCGACCGATCTGGTCATTGAAGCGGCTATCCGCATGTCCGGAATCGAGGGCATGACTGTTATCGAGGCCGCCTATGATGAACCGACCCTCGACGCGGCCAGCAAGATTCATGTTTCCGGCATCAAGTCGCTGCTCGCGCTCTGCGCTCAAGCTGCCGGGGCTCCGGTTCCGACCCTCCACGCCGCTCACAGCGAATGGCTGTTGACTGCCGCCAGTCTGCATAATGTCGGCGGCATTATCAGCAATATCGGCAACAAAGTCGCCATGGCCGCCTACAATCAGGTTCCCGGCGTCGCGCATATCATTTCAAAAACCCTGTCGGCTAAAGACTTCAAAACCAACACCGGCTATATGATGGCCGCTAACGGCACGCTGCAGAGCGTCGGGGCCGACGGCGAATTCCCGGCGGTTTCCCTGCAGGAAACCGGCTTTACCTGGGCCGTCAACACCAAAGGCGCGGAATTGACCATCAACCGCCAGACCCTGATCAATGACGATCTCGGTATGCTGCTTGAGGGTCCGCAGATTATCGGCCAGCAGGCCCGGATTCAGGTTGAAGTAGATTTCTTTGATATGATCAACAAAGACACCACGTTCTTTGTTACCGATAACGCCAATATCGACACCTCCGGCGCGGCCGTCAATGCCGCCGGTTACGCGCTCATGGAAGCGCTGTTTGACGCTATGGTCGATGCCAACAACAACAAGATTCTGGTTGACGCCAAGTATATCCTGACCCCGTCCGCGCTCTTTACCGACGCCAAGGTAATGTATGATTCCAGCAAGGTTATCCTGCTGGAAAGCAAGGCCAGTGCCTCCGCCAGCAAAGTTAAAGGCGACGCCAACATCTACGGCGGCATGTACGAACCGGTCAAAGGCCGTCATTTGTCCAGCGCCTCCAACTGGTACGGCGTGGCCGATCCGGCCGTTTGCGCCGCGTTCGGTATCGCCTGGCTGCGCGGCAAGCAAGGCCCGGTCGTCGAAGAGGTCCCGATGCCGTCCGCCTACGGCCGCAAGTGGATCATCTATATCGACTACGGCGTCACCAAGCACGACAAACACGGCGCGGTCAAAATGACCTCCGCCGGATAACCGCTTCCGGGCGGTCATAGTCCGTACAGGTCTGTGACCGTCCGTGTCAGTCCATTTAAATCAAACCTCAACAGGAGAAAATATCATGAAAGTCAAACTCAGCGGAAATACCCCCGGTCTCAGGATCGACTATACCTCTGACGCCGCGCTTGAAGCCGGTGAAATCAAATTTGTCGGCGGCCTGGTCGGGATCGTCCCGAGCGACACCGCCGCCAGCGTCAAAAACGCCCTGGACATCGAGGGCGCGTTCTGGTTCCCGAAAGCCACCGACGAAGCAATCAGCGTCGGCCAGCTTTATCTTGACACCGATAACGAAGTAGCCACCGCCACCGCCACCGGCAATTCATATATCGGACATTGCATTTTGGCCGCGGCGGAAGCCGACACTTACGTCCTGGTCAAGATCAACACCCCGCGTGACATCCCCGTAACCGAGCAAACCCATATTGCCGACCCCGACGCAATGGCCGCATTGACGATTGCCGACCCGGCCGCAATGGATGCAATAACCGGCGCGTCACCGGCCGCTTGCGCTGATATGACCACCGATCTAACCGGGGTTGATACCGGCACGGATATGACCGCCGCGCAAGCCGCGCAGATTGTCGCCGACCTTGCCGCCCTGAAAACCGCCATCGACGCCAACAAAGCCGCAATCGATGCTAATATTGCCGACATTTTAGCGGCAAAAACCGCGATTGACGCTAATAATGCTCAAATCGATGCCGCTGCCGACGATCTTGCCGCCGCCAAGACCGCCGTTGACGCCAATGCCGCCGCCATCGGCTCCACGCTCGACGCGCTCGAAGCCCTCAACTTCGTCGCCGAAGCATAACCCCGTAATGGGGGTCATAGGGGGCAATGCCCCCTATCCTCCATTCCTAATTCGTAATTTCTAATTAAAGAGCGGAGCTTTCAATCATGGCCAACAAAATGAAACAAGCGCAGGAATTCTTAAACAAGCAGCGCAATGAACACATGACCGATATGCTTGTTTACCGTCGCGGCGATAAAACCGTTGAATTGGCTGCCACGGTTGGTAAAACTATTTTCAAGGTTGATAACGGCCATGGAGTTGCGGTCCGGATCGAATCTCGCGACTACCTGATCAATGCCGCTGATCTTATTCTCGACGGCGCAGCGGTCGAACCTGAAAAAGGGGATGAATTTATTGAAAACGGGATGATCTACGAAGTTTCCGCCCCGGCAAAAGAACCAGAATGGCGCTGGTCTGATTCATTTCATACCACCTACCGCATCCACACAAAATATATGGGAAAGGATAGTTAAGAATTAAGAATTGGTAAATAGGTAAATTTGTAAATGAAAAAGGATCATAAGGAAATTTCCTTATCCATCATTTCTAATTTCTAATTCCTAATTTCTAATTAAAAAAAACCATGTCACAAGTAAAACAAATAGCCGAAGCGGTTGTCGCAAAACTCAACGAGGGGGAACTACTGGAAAATCCGGCAATCCTGGATTATGCCCCGGAGTTTGATTTACCTGATTTCAAAAATTTAACCGTTACCGTTGGACCGGTCCGCCGTAATTCCAAACGGGTTACCCGGTCCAAGCGGATACCGGAAGTCAATATTGCGATAGCGGTACAAAAGCGGGTAAAAACTGCTGATGAAATAGAAGCGATGCTCGATCTCTGCGAAAGCATCGACGATCTATTTGATACTTTAAGTGTTCCGGCTTGTAAAGCTGAATTGACTGAGATTGAACAGGATACTTTGTTTGATTTTGCAAACTACCGCGAAAACCGCCTCTTTGAAACTTTTTTCACTCTGACATTCAAGGTGATGTAATGATCGGAATGCGAGTACATATACAATTTAATAATAGCACGATCATAGCGGCGGAAAAACGTGCCAGACGCAGAGTAATGACCAGACAGGGAGCGTATGTTCGCGGTGTGATTAAACGCCGTATCCGCCGGGTTGCCAATCCTGATAAACGTTCAAAACCCGGACAATCCCCGTATACCCATGAGGGAACC